TCCGAAGCCCTTTATTATCAGTAGCTTCGGAGCTTTGCTTGAGGTTCCTGGCGGAGTATCTTCAACACTTACTATCAATTTATTAGATTAGTGTCGGTCTACACTCGGACTACATTACCTCAAAAAAAGCCAGAAGCGCCTCAGAGTTTGTCTTCTTTTTAATACTTACTTATAATATACTCTTGTCCACTAAATCTGAGCCGCTTGCAATGGCACATTTGGCAACATCTTCCACGAGGACACGTTTTTTAAGCTCTATGACCTGACCTTCAAGCTTACCTATTTCACGATTTAATTCTTCGTTTTTAACTTTCAATTCCTTATTCTCCTTTTCTAAATAAATTGTTAAACTATCATTATTAGAATTGCTGGATGCAAAAAAACCATCATTCTGAATCATTTCACCTTCTCCGGTAAGCAACCAACGCGCATTGACATCTTTGAATACCCTTAGAATTTTTTCAATATTTTCTCCTGATAGACTACTTCCTCGTTTCCGGGCAGAGTTAATGATACCTACCGTTAGACCAGACTTTATTGTTATCTGATTATCATTTAAACCGGTGTATTCCTTATATCTATCCAATCTATCTATAAAAGTTTCACTCATATTGAATATTTCTAATGAAAATATAGTGTTATATTGAAATTTTACAATATATTTGCAGTGTTATTTCAAAAACGATGAAACAAATGTACGATAAAAACGAAACAAAAGCAATAGCGAAAAAACGCTATTCATTCAAAAAAGGCTATTTGCAAGTAACTCTCTCACAAAAAAAGGAAGTTAGAGAAAAACTTATGTCCGCTCTTAAAATCTCTCGATTGACTTATTTCAGCAGTCTTCTCAACGGTGGTATCATAGATATCAGCATGACAAAGTACGAAAAGATAAGTGCTGTGTTTTCCGAGTACAATATCATTGATATCTGGGACGTATCCCCTTTAAATTGACACAATATGAAACTGAATGCCAAACTTGCTGCACGTGAATGTGAAGTACTTGAGTGCATTGCATGGGGAGCCTCTCAAAAAGAAACAGCCTGTTTTCTCGGCATAGCACTTCGAACCGTTGATAACACGGTGCGGAAGATCAAGATAAAAACCGGCCTGCAGAAAGCGGCAGAACTTTCTGCGTATTGGTTCTGCACGCATTTTAATATATCGTTTGACCTTTCCCCTATGGCAAGAATGAGGTTAGCCACTGGTATGGTTGTACTCTTCTTCATTACAGGTCTTAATTTCAAACCTGATCCGATATTTGTCCGCCGTAACAGGCGTGCACGTATAGAAATCCGGATTCCGGTGCGCGCCCGGGAAATCGAGATTTCATCCAGTTAATTAATTATCAATTTTTAAATGGGATTTAAGGAGTCCCCCGGTAAAGTCCGGTTTATTATGTTACTCGTTTAGTAATGTCAAAAGAGATTTGCGGGACGGTATAGTTCCCGTCCCGCATACCTCAAATCAGAAAAAACGCATGAGAACAGTTACTACACCATCACCATCTCAAAGCAGAGATAAACGCACAAAAGCGGATTTATTCATCAATGAAAATCCGGAAGAATTAGACGTTATCCGGCAACATATCCGTGATCTCAATAAGATACCGCTCCGAATCGATGCGCGCACGGTCGTAATGGTCAAGCCTGAGTTGTGTACACCACAACATGCGGCAAAACTCCGAGCAAAGTTCGAAAAAGCAAGAAAGCAATTCACATAAACGCTCTATTTGGAGCATATTTATATTAATAATTTAATGAAGCCGACTGAAAAGGACAGTCGTCGGGACAGCCCCGGGTTAGGGTTAGTACCGGGGTGGTTCCCGGTACTTTTAAAAGACTTCCCCTAATGATAAAAGCAATAGAAATGGAAAAAGATAATCTCAAAGCAACTTTGGCAGAATTAGCAGCCAGTTGTGTAAATAATAAATTTCATGGTATTAGCATTCTCTCTCAAAAAGAGGGAGAAAAAAATGCTGTCGCTGCTATGGTGAACGGGAATCCGGTAGAGATCATCATAGGTATAATAAAAGCTATGAATTCAGATCGTCAAGTGAAAGCGATCTTAGAAGCAGCTGTAGAGCATCAAGATTTGCTTAACAGTTCGCATGTTTCTGCTGTGGATAAGTTAACTATGAATTTCGATAAGAACTAAGTAATATATGAATGAAATAGATTTTTTAGACAAGAAACTCACTATTGAGGAACTTGATAAGTTTTTAAAAGAGTTAATGGGATATTCAGCCAAACAAGCTGAACATCCATCACGAATAGAGTCTATTGAGATATATGATGAAGAAGGGGATTATGTACATTACTACAGTTTAATTGGTTCTAAAGATATTACGATTGTTCGAAATGTGCTTTTCCTCAAGGAAACTATTGATAGACAGCGTGGCGAATGGAGCGGTCAGTATAAGGTACAGCAAATAATTAAACAAGCATTAGGGATTGGTTAATAACAAATTATGAGCAAAATTGAAGAAGCCTTCAGAGGCTTAGGAAGAACAGAGAAAGCGAAGTTTATTTCGCAATATATTGATTATGCAAATGCCGATGCAGTTGCTAAGTATGCAAGTGCTTATCTTTTTGATGTCCTCAATGATGTCAATGATGATGAGTATGTAGCAACATATCTCAGGGAAAAGGGATATAAAGTGACGAAAGTAGAATAATCCTCAATACAGAATAGAAAGGAACTAATATGAAAAGTCAATTTATTCAAGACGTAGAGGCATTTGCTAAAGAAATGGCAGTACGCCTACCAAATACTCACGAAGGTGGAATTATAATAATGGCTACCGATAACAATGATATAGCGAAGTGTATTATAGCCAGACCTTCGCATCGAAAAGAATTAGTTGAGCACATGCTAACTGATGAAAAAATACAAAGCGATGTTCTGGAAATCATTTCAGAATACGATAGAGAATAACCTTCAAACCAAGAAAGATATGAATAAGATACAGGAATTAGAAGCTGAAATACAGCGTATAAAGAAAGAAGAAGCTGAGGGTAAAAAAGCTAAATACCAGCATTTTGTTGGTAAGTATGTGCATAGAGCACACACTTCGTATGAAAAGATTGTCGGCATAGACAGAATTGATACAGATGAGTTTGGTGACGAAGTAGTGTTTGACAGCATCTATGTTTATTTCGACAACAGAGGAGATGAATACAACAATAATGCAAGTATCAATTTGCAAGGCTGGGGACAAGCCTATGCCGAAGAACTTGAAAAACAACTGATATCCCCTGAAACTTTCAATAAAGCACTGAGTGATTGCATTGATTTAATAAGACGGAGATTAGCGTAAAATAAGATAAAAATGAAGAAAAGTAAGTTTGAAATAGCATTAAATGCTTTGAAAAATATAGCCGACCCTATTAGCTATCTACGAGCAGAAGCTATGCGTATGGGAGAAAGGCTTGATGGAAGAGGTGCAGTAGAGTTTGCCAACAACGGCAATAGTCTTAGTAAGATGGCCGAAGACGCATTACGCAATATAGAAAACACTACGGAGCCTGAAATCACGGAAAAATTTAAAGGAACACCCGGACAATGGCGAGTGGAATCAGATGAATGGGGTGATTATATTGTTTCAGATGACCCAAATCCCCCTCATCATGGAACTGTGATATGTGGAATGGATAACGAGAATCAGGAGATTGAAAGAGATGCAAGGTTAATAGCGGCTGCTCCTGAATTATTGGAAGCATTACAGAAGGTCATTAAATTCCATAAAGCTGGATTGCATTTGTCAGATCCTCTTATTAAATATGTTTATCCAGCAATCAATAAAGCTTTAGGAATTAACGAATAACGGAATAGATATGAACACTATTGATTTTGAAGCATTTTTGAGGCAGGAAAATTTAGCGCAGAATACCATTACAGCGTATCTGTATGCCGTGAAGGATTATTATGCCCATTACAAGGAGCTGAACAAACGGAATCTTATTGCTTACAAAAGTTATATGACTGACAACTTTAAGCCCAAGACAGTAAACCTCCGTATATTGGGTTTAAACAAGTATTTAAGGTATGTAGGCAAATCGCGTCTACACATGAAAACCATAAAAGAGCAACAACGTACTTATTTGGAAAATGTAATCAGTAATGCCGATTACGAGTTTCTGAAAAACCGTTTAAGAACGGAGAAAAATCGGATGTGGTATTTTGCAGTTCGCTTTCTCGCAGCAACTGGAGCACGGATAAGCGAACTGATACACTTAAAAACAGAACATATTACAGCAGGATACTTTGATATTTACACAAAAGGAAGTAAGGCACGTCGTATCTACATTCCCAAAATCTTATGTGCCGAAGCTATTGAATGGCTGTCTGAACAAAGTCGTTTCAGTGGATATGTTTTTATGAACCAATACGGGCAGCGTATCACTACAAGAGGCATTGCCCAACAGTTGAAAAACTATGCCATAAAATATGGTCTAAATGAAAAAGTGGTTTATCCTCACTCATTCCGTCATCGTTTCGCAAAGAATTTTCTGGATAAATTCAATGATATATCCTTGCTTGCTGATTTGATGGGGCATGAAAGCATAGAAACCACTCGAATCTATCTGCGCCGTAGTAGTGACGAGCAGCAAGAGATTGTCAATAAAGTGATAACTTGGTAAAAAAGCGACCAGTGTTTTGTCACTGCTAAGCACAAAACAAATCAGATATGAAGAAAATAGTATGCAAAGTAGGTGTCTTAACTAAGACAATACGACTACTGCCATTTATAACAATTTACGCAAATCCCATAAAAGCCGGTTGGAAAGATTTTGCGATTGATATAGGATGGTTATGTTTCGCTATTGGAATGAGATTTAATAAACCCTCAAAATAAGAAAAGATATGAAGCATGAAACGTTCAGCCGGGCAAGACTGGAGATACTGAATTATGTAATAACCTTCTGCACCAATACCCTGTATGATGGCAAATACTTTCCTCCTTTTAGTGAAGGTAGTGGTTTTGAATCTGTAAAGATAGGGGGTGTACCTCCGATTGGAAGCCTTGTACGACTTATGGCAGCGCCAACTACTAAATGGTATTTATCGTGGGTTGTCGATGTTAAAGAGGAAGCTGGTAAATACAATAAGTGTCTTCTAAAAAGCATAGAAGATGGAAGCTTGTCATGGTGGGAAAATGTAGGATACTATAACATACCTTTAGAACTGTCAGACAAATTTCCATCATGGAAATACAATGATGAACAATTTTCTTTTTGGGACAAATGGAACAAGGCTAATAAATGGGAAAATACCTATGTCCTCAAACCAATGCGTCCAATTTTTGAATCCGAAAAAGTAACTCTTGAGCTTAGAAAGATACACAGCAATGATATAATAGGATCAAAAATTTTCCCATTCTGGAAAAAACTGACAATTCGAGAAATGAGAGAGTTTATTCGTGAAACATTAAAAACATTCAAAACAATTTAGAAATGAAGATAACAATCAAAAGTACAGATAAGATAGTTGAATTGAATGGCGTCCCTGCTCGTGTATGGGAAGGTCAGACCGAAAGTGGCATTAAGGTACATTGTTTTGTTACCAGAATAGCTATCAGCCATGATGAACTAAGGGCTTATGAATTTGAAAAAGAATTGCAAGAAGCTACTCCACCATCTCCAGAAATAGAAGAGTATTATCCGAGTAAATTAATATTATAACAGACTAAAATGGAACTAAACGATGTATTATCACAGTCAGATGCGATACGAAAAGAAATCGTAAATCGCATACATTGCCAAGTAGAAGATTTTGAAGTCGTAGAATACGATTCCGGAGGAATTGGCATACATTGGAGTGCCATATATCCTCGTTATGGACTGATTGATGTGCCTTACGGTTGGATCGTCGCGGGGATATATCCTGCGGAAAACAGATTAGCTATGTATGCGGATCCCGGTGATTTTCTCTGTATGAAGTAGTCCTGTTACTACGACAGGGAAATCCCGTAATTCGCAGAATGATAAAATCAACAATATATGCAATTCACTGATAATGATGTAAGTAGAATAAAGGACGCAGCAAAGGGTCGCCTGCTCGATGTCGCCCAAGATTTTCATGAGTTCAGAAAATCCGGAGTCAGTTATGTTTGTGATTGTCCTCACTGTGGTGTAGCCCGCAAATTTAGCATCAATCCGAACAAAGAAGTCTTTGGATGTTTTTCATGTCATGAGGTAAACGGTAACGGTGCACTTTCATTCCTCATGAAAGTCGAAGGCAAGGAATATACTGCAGCACTTGATTACCTGGCTAACCGGTTCAATGTTCTACTGGATGAAAAGCCCCAACCTAAGAAGATTAAGAAGCTCAAAAAAGGTAGTAAAGCAGCCAAAGGCGTGGATGTAGACAGTTATTGCGCGCGTATGCTGGCTGCCTCCGGATTAACTTTTGAGGATGTCACCGCAAAGGTTTATAAGAGTGATGACAAGCAGGCTATATTCGAATTGAGGACATTTCGCCCCGGTACCATTGACGAACGTGGTGCCATCACCAAGGGCGATGATGTGATCATCGAATATTATGATCTTGACGGTATGCCTGTCACCTACTACCGCAAAGACAGCAAGAAACGTGTAACTAACGAGAAGAAAGAATATTTCCGGGTCCGTTGGCAGTTCCCGGATTCCCACCTGGATAAAGAGGGAAAGCCATTCAAATACAAATCGCCTCCCGGATCCGGAACACCGGTATATATACCGGAGCGCATACGTAAGATGTTTAAGGAGAAAACGCCTATTCCCCGCCTCTATATCCAGGAAGGGGAAAAGAAAGCGGAAAAGGCGTGCAAGCACGGTATCCCGTCGATTGCAGTCTCCGGTATTCAGAATCTCGGAATGAACGGCTCGCTACCGGAAGATGTGGTGCGTATCATTACTGAATGCCAGGTTAAAGAGGTCGCATTTATCTTTGATTCGGACTGGAATGACATCTCAACGAATATAAAGATCAATGACCAGGTGGAGAAGCGCCCTCGAAATTTCTTCTACGCTGCAAGAAACTTTAAAGAATATATGCGGACGCTCAAGAACCGCAATATCTATGTGGAAATCTTCATCGGCCATATACAGAAGAATGACGCCGGAGACAAAGGACTTGACGATATCCTGGCAAATACTCTCTCCGGAAAAGAAAACGAGCTTGCAACAGATATAGACTATGCCTGTAATGACAAGAAAGGCTTCGGAAAATATGTCGAGATGTTCAAGGTTACAACCTTAACCGATCACAAGCTGCAGGAGTTCTGGTGTCTGCATTCGCACGAGGCTTTTGCGGAGCTTCATAAAGATGTGCTGAGCAATCTTCCGGAGTTTGTTTTCGGTCGATATCGCTGGAAATTCGACGAGTCCGGAAAGGTGGTACTGGCACAACCTTTTGATGATGATGAAAAATTTTGGAATGAAGTTTCCAAAAGTGACCGTTCCGGAAATGAACGAGTTGAAATCGAATTCTGCTATGTCAATTCACAAAACTTCCTGCAGAACCGGGGCTTTGGCCGCCTCCGACGTTTGGACCGAAGCTATCAGTTCATTCATCTGGATCCGCCAGTGGTCCGCCCCATCGACGCCAGTGACGCCCGGGATTACCTATTCCAATTTGCCAAGCATTACTGCAAAAAAGAGGTTAACGAAATGCTGATCAAAGGGGTGTCTCAATATGTAGGCCCGGATAAACTCTCCTTGCTTGGGTTCATCGAACCGAATTTTATCAAGCCGAACCGGGAAAGTCAATACCTTTACTTTGATAAAAGCTGCTGGTATATCAACAAAGATGCAGTAAAGGAAATAGGGTATGAAAGCATCACGCACCATATTTGGGAGGAACAAAAGAAAAACATACCGGCTAAATATCTGGGTGCACCGTTGATCCGATTTAATATGCAGGATGGGCAATGCAGCTATGACATCACCCAAGAGGGGAAAGCCTGTCAGTTTCTTCAGTTTTTGATTAATGCAAGCAATTTCACCTGGCGAAAAAAACCGGAAGAAATTGACGAATTGGAAGAAAACGAGAACAAGATACATTTACTCAGCAAGCTGTGCGCTATCGGCTACATGGCGATGGAAGCCAAAGACAATAATGTCGCCAGGGCGGTTATCGGTATGGATGGCAAACAGTCCGAAGTCGGTGAGTCCAACGGGCGATCCGGAAAGTCACTGATCGGTGAGCTTATGCGTAATGTCGTACCTACCGCCTATATATCCGGAAAGCGAAACGATATCTTCAGCGATCAATTCATCTGGAATGATGTACAGGAAAATACGAAACTGGTATTCATTGACGACGTGCTGCAGAACTTTAATTTTGAGTTTTTGTTTCCCGTGATTACGGGAGACTGGACAATAAACTATAAGGGCGGCCGACGTATCACTATTCCGTTCGCTAAATCTGCCAAGATTTACATACCTACGAATCACGCCATACGGGGAACCGGTTCCAGCTATACGGACCGACAATGGTTAGTCGCTTTCTCCGACTACTACAATGACGTACATAAACCGCTTGATGATTTCGGTTGCCTGTTCTTTTCGGAATGGGATTTCGATCAGTGGAATTTAACCTGGAATCTGTTAGCTAACTGCATCCAACTCTACTTGACATTCGGAGTTGTCCAGGCACCGGGTGAACGTCTTGAAATGCGCAAGCTGCGCCAGGAAATCACTGAGCCGTTGATATCTTGGGCAGACGAATATTTTTCTGATCCGGCCCATCTTAATTGCAGATTAGTTCGTAAAGACCTTTACGATGCATTCTGCAATTATGATCAGACACAGAAGAAGTTCATCAGCTCCACAGTATTCAAAAAGAAATTTAAGTTGTACTGCGAATGGAAAGGATATACTTTTAATCCGAACAAGTATGATCCGGTAACCGGTCAGCCCCACCAGTTTGACAAGGACGGAAATCCAGTCCTGGACGATAAAGCCGGAGGTGTAGAGTATTTTACTGTAGGGTGCAAGGATATCGCTCCTGACGATGAAGAAGCCGGCTCAATCAATGACTATCCAGGCTTGCCATTCAAAGCCGAAATAAATGACGAAATTATAGAATACTAGTAGTATGATATTGATAAAGAAAACAATAGACTCGCGACTGACCCAGATCATGGCTGAAATGATACTTGAAGACAACCTGCCAATACATATGGAGATCGGCAGGGCTTCCGGTGGCAACATAGATGTGCAGATTTCATTCAATCCGGAAGATGAACCCATTTATCTGGAACTGATCAATGCTATCTTAGAACCTATATATTCATTATGATGGTGCCGACATATTCTGAACTAATAAAGGAACTGTATCCCCTATACCAGCAGGAACCCGCCCGGTTTATGCGCTTCTACAATGCTGTCTACAAGAAATTGTTCAGTATCCAGGAAGGCGAGGTGTTGCGTATAGCAGATCACTGCAGCAAGAAAACAATGGATATGTTTATCAAGGTGGCAAGCCTGTTTATTATTGAAGATACATGCAGGAAAAATGTTACGGATGATCTATTGGAGTTCTCGGACGATTATACGATGATTAGAAAATGCTATAAATTCGTTCCGTCGCGCCCCTACCGCAAAGGAGTAAAAAGCATATAGCATTCCAATTTATTACCCTGTAAAGGTAGGAATTTTTAGTGATATACGCAATAATATTATGATAAAAAAAGAGAATAAAATACAGGTAGTTATAGCACCAACGATACAGGAGCGGGAGAAGCTGATGGCGCGCCTGGCCGTCCGTTATGGTTTTGCCCAAATAGCATCAGATGCCGCCAAGATCATCCGGAAAGACGTCCATTCATTCGACCTTTCTACGGCTTATTTCGTGTTCTGCAGCAACTATAATTTTCGGGGAGCTGTGATCACTACCCAGCGGCTTTATGAACTGGCAGCGCGGGGTATCTGTGTGATTGTAGGGGTTAAGAGCCTACCCCGTGAATATGAGTTTGTATCACAGACATTCTATCCGGGTGATTTGCGGTAACACAGAGCGGAGTATTCTTGAATGCACAGAGCGGAGTATTCTTTCGGCGGCGGTACGCATGTACTGCCGCCTTTGTTTTTTCATCCGCTTCCCCTCCCACCCCTTTCATTAAGAACAAACATTTTGGACAATTGTGCCGAAGAACAGCAAAAGCGGAAAGAGGGACACTCTATATATTCTTTTTATTCTTTTTTCTTTTTACAAAAATACCCTATGAAAAAATAGATATATTTTTGTACTTTCGTACGAAGCCCTATTTTTCGACATTTATTACATTATAAATCAAAGATTTAAACACTGCACGATTTTCGTACAAAACCGTACGAATCGTACTTTTTTGCACGAAATGGCGTTTTGTACGCAGAACGAAATTCCGTACAAAAAAAGTACGGGTTTTGTACGGGCGTAAGCGACTGATTATCAAAGGAGATTAAAACATCAGAGGCGCAATTTGCACTAAAGTACAAAAATATAGTACTGATATGACAAGGGTAGGATTAACTATAAGATACAAAAAATGCAGACCGGATACGGGATAATCCACTTATTTTTATTACTTTAGCTCTGCACACTTAAACTATTAATACGATGACCACCAAAATAAACGTACCTGCACATATCCGGGAATACCTGATCGGGAAATACTGCGAGTTTCAGGATATTCCTGTCACCTTCCCGGATAACAGTGATATCTACCATGTTATTTACGATTTGTTGGAGCGCCGCCCGGTCACGGTGCCAGTCGATAAAGGAAATCTCTCCATTGCTTTACCGAATCGTTCTTCCGGCAAGTCTCCCAAAACATATAACTACTTAGGGGTACGTTCTCAGTTAATCATCAACCGGAAACTGGATCTTATGATGTGGGCGGAGCTGCACGATATGGTTGACGAACAGAAGCACCGTTACGGTGTAAACTTCATCGTAGGTATACACGCCTTTATGAATAAGTACGGAATTACCTCCTTGTCTGAAGATGCTTTTTTAAAGAATTACTATCGCTGGCGCGGGAAGATCCGTCCGAAGGAAGAAAAGCGGCCATATACCCGAAAAAGTTAGACCGAGCAAGTGTAGTTAATTGTCCGATTTTCGGGGTAAAACAGTGAGAAAACAAGAGTAAAAGCGTGATAAAATGCGCGCAATCATTAATAATCAATCAATTATGAACAATTTAGGCGGTTATAAATCTATCGAACTCGTCTTTATAGACGAATTATCAACCTTTGCAGTGACTTCATCAGGTGCATTTCTCCGGAAGATTAGCAATACTCAACGGCTTCTGCCTCTGCAGCAAAACGGAGCCGGCATTAGTGTTACTCTCAAAACTGACAGTCCCGGAACCTTGTGTACACACAAAGCAGAAATTAGTATCTTGCACAAAGGACTTGACACACAGTTAAAAGCAGAGCTGGATCAAGTGGGAATACGCGGTTCTGTTTTGATTGCCACAACGAACAATGATGAAAAAAGGGTTTACGGTAATCTTGATTACCCCATGTTCGGAACCTTTTCCGAGATACCAGGACAAAAGCCGGCTGATCTCAGACATTATGAATTATCTCTCTCTGCAACCTGCAATCATCCGGCGTTAACCCTCATGGAATAGCGTCCTTCTACACCTCTCTATAACTGCGTATCATTGCATCAAAAATTATGCAATGAGTCAAAATCGCATCATTCTTTCCGATTCATCAGTAAATTGCTACGGTTACCGGGTTCTCACTGAAGGCCTCAATCTTGAAGCCTTCAAAAAGAATCCGGTCATGCTGTATATGCATTTTCGTGATGAAGGTTCACCCATCTGGGGGAACTGTAAAGCAATCGGTCATTGGGAAGACATACAGATAAACGGCGATGAACTTTCTGCTATTCCTATTTTCGACAAGGTAGATGACCTTTCCAAAGAGGTAGCCGCGAAATACGAAGCAGGGACTTTCTCCGCCGCATCTATCGGTATACAAATCATTGCCACAAGTGCCAACAAAGAGTTGCTTCTACCGGGACAGACACGTGAAACCATAACTGAAGCCTTATTAATGGAGGCATCCATTGTTGACATTCCGGCAAATCGCAACGCCGTACGCTTGTATGACCGTTCTACGTCCGCTTTACTGGCTGCGGGCATGGATACGAAATATGTGCCAGAATTACCTAAACCCCAATTAAACGTTATGAATTTGAAATCCAGTTGGAAAACAGTTTGTGCTTTCCTGAAGATTACAGACGATAAGGCGGACACGACTGAACTCTCCTCGGAGAATATCGAGTCTCTGGACGCTGAAATGAAGCGTCTGAAGGACGAGAACGAAACGCTCGTCCAGGCAAAGAAAGACATTGATGTGAAGCTGACAGCTTCCACCGATGAAGTCGCTCAACTGAAGACCAGTATCGAAACAAAGGATACGGAAATCGGTACGTTGAAAAGCAGCGTCGAGAGCAAAGACAATGAAATCGCCCAACTCAAAGAGCAGGTGAAGAACCTGAAAGGAAACCCTGCCAATGACGGCAAGGGGTTGACTCCGAAAGCTGAACCGGAAGGTGAAAGCGGATCGGAAGAGTTAGCCGCTTTCTGTTCTGAAAATGGCGGCAATTATGCCACCATGACCGAGAGACTTAAAAAAGAAGGACTTATCTAAACCTTACCTTATGAAATTAATAGATGTATCAAAATTAAACGAGGCCACCATCATTTACGACAAGGCTCTCCGTGCATTGCCTTATGCAACCTTGCAACAGGTTGCGGCAACGCTCAAACTGAACGTAATGGACCTGCAAGGCAAACATTCACGCATTAACGAACGCCGTCGTGCAGGTGGCACCCAATCTTATAAGATCGGCAAAGAATTCAAGGAATTCGAGCAGATTTTCGGATATGAACCCTCGCTGATCGAACCGAAAGACGTTGTTTTCATCACTAAAGAAAACTCACAGAAGTATGACGACAATGAGTTGTTGATTATCGGTGGCCAACCGGTGAGTAACATCACCAAGAAACACCCGATGGAGACAAAAATAGTTTTCGGGCTGACCACTTCGCACGCTGAAGATATTGTGTACTATCTGTTTCATGCCGAACGCGACGAAGATTCTAAATCACCCAGCGGTGCGATGGACGGTTACTTTACCAAAGCAGACAAGTTAATCATCTCCGGCGCAGTCAATGCCGCCCGGGGTAACCTTGCGATTTCGGGGGAATTCGCCACACCGGTCGATGAAAATGATTACAGTGCGTATGAGAACCTGGTTGACTGGGTTGGTGGTGCACACAATTCGCTACGTAGTTCACAGGGCGGAAATCCGCAATTGATGTGTGCAGAAACGGTTATCAAAGCTGCCCGTGCCGCTTTGCGTAACAAGCTGAAGATGCAGGAGTATCCCAGCACGGCACGCATGATCGAGCTGTTGCGCGAAGATGCCTTCTGCCCTTCATTGGAAGTTGTGACGCATGAAGCGTTGGGCAAAGGATCCCGCCTCATTTTGCAGAAAGTCGGGAATATGGATCTTGCGTTCAACACGCAGGCGGCCAGCCGCTTTTGCCAGGTCCGTGATATCTATCCCGATCCGAACGAATGGCAATTCTGGTTGCAGTCCGGATACGATACACGTATCAATGACTGGCATGAAAAGGTCTTCCGCACGAATGAGCAGAAGAACGAAGCCAATGACCTGGCGGGCGACTACTGTCTGACCGGTGCTGTACAGGTAAATATCACCGGTGCCGATGCAGGCTCCTGGACTATCCAGGGGAAAACGTCGAGCCGTGCGAACGGTCAGTACTTTATCGGACTTGCTCCGGGCAAACACACCATTGTATTCAATGATGTGGATGGCAAGACCAAACCGGCAAGCCAGGAAGTGACCGTCGTCGAAGGCGAAGTCGCAACCGTAACCGCACAGTACACCTAATTTACGGAGGGGATTTTCCCCTCCTTGTTTAACGCTAACATTTTATCACAATGAAAAAGAAACAATTATTCATTCTCGCTTTCTTGTTAGTTCTGGCAACCATATTGTTGCCCGAAGTACAACATCTGTTATCATTGGATCTGAATGATACAACAACAATCCTGGCCGCGGGTCCGGCTTTTGCCCCTCTCAAATGGAACATGGGAAAAAACAATATGGCCGGATACAAAGGTCACTTATTATTCGTACCGGAAGAAGCGGCAATCACAGTACCGACCGTACCGGATCCGGAGAAAGCCGCCGATAACACCGAACTGATTACCGCTGCAGGTTCATTTACTTTTGCTGAAGGTTCGATTAAACAACCCGTTTACTTATATAGTACCGAAGGTGAAGTCGAATACAAAGCAGAGCCACAGGGAGAAGTAGACGGTATCAGCTTTAAACAGACACTCGGCTTTTTCTTTCCCGGCAATACGCCAGGAATGCACGCATTCAATGCCATGGCCAAAAACACCCGTGGCTATTATATCTTTGAGGATCCGGAAGGTAACCAAATGATTTTAGGGCAACCTGGTTTGACCGGTTCCTTATCACCATCTTTCAATGGCGGTAAAGCCCGTGCCGACCGACGCGGTACCACTTATACAGTCACAGCGGATTCGAACTATTCTGCCATCTTCTTGGCAACTCCCATCGACATGGAAGTAATAGGCGGTAATAAACCGGCTCCGACTCCACAAGGATAGCATTATGACCAGAAACGAACAATTAATAAATTGGTTAGGCAACCGTCAGCGCAAGTACGCTGACGGCGTAGCCCTCTTTGACACACTTGCCAAGCAAGTACAAAAAGAAAAGTATTCGGCCTATTTTGCCGCAGCTCCGGCAAATCCTCATATCTTCGATCCACACTTTACCCAACTGATAAACTGTCTGACACGGATATCCCGAGAGATCCGCGAAGCTCCGGAACTTTATCCGGCGGCAAATGAGTCTATCGTCGAAGCCAAAGAGGTAGACGAAAAGGCACGCACGGAAGAACTAACGAAACGAACTGCTGCCATCGCAACGCATGAACAGCAGATCGAAGAGTTAACGGAACGGATTGAATACCTGGAAGGAAGTGACAATACCGGTGATATTTCAGAGCTTCAGGAGCAGATAGATGAACACCGGGCAGAACTGGAACAGCTTCGCAAAGAAGTAGACGCACTGAGCGAACCCGGCGTAAAAGTTGTGACAGAAGCATCTATGCCGATATCCATCAAGAAAGCATACGCCCGTATCAAAGAAATAGCACCTCTATACGCCAGCCTGCATAATGACATTGCTAACCCGGATCTCGAAGATGAAAAACGGAAATCATTAGCTGAAGAACTTTGCAAGCTGGATGATGAGCGCCGGAAACTCTGGAAAGCTATCGACACCTGGGCCGAAGGTAAAGGAACATTGAGTTTGGATGCCAAGCGCCCGGTTTTCAGCAATAATCCGGTTGTGCGTGGCATTGAATTGGCGCGGCATGTGAAACGACTGAAACAGAACATTGTCAACAGCCAACGATCCGCCGATAAAGCCAAAGAGGACGGTCGTCAGGTCGTATATGACAATGCAATGAGCCGCATTGCCGGATACGAAGAAGAACTGGCAGAAATCGAAAAAGAGATAGCAGGTGAAAAAGTTTCAGGATAACTTTCCGCTTGCATTGTGCCCCGGCTCTATCGAACCGTTCATGCACAAGGGAGAATGGGCAATACACGAAGTGTTGCCCACTCTTTTATCTGCCATTGGCCCGGCAAGTGTACGGATAGCGACATTCAGCATATCGGAAGACAGCCTGCGGTCACTCTTTTTTCTGACCGAAGAAGGTCAGATAACCAGCCTGCGGATGTTGCTCGATACCACTGTGAAACGGCATAAGATAGATTTGCTTTTATTCGCTGCAAATATCTCTCCGGAGATACGGATAGATTCGTGCCATGCTAAAGTATTGTTGGTTGAAAACGAACGATACAAGTTCGGTATTATCGGATCCGCCAACCTGAATCTTAACCACCGTTGGGAAGCCGGGGTATATTTCACCGCCGGATCTCATTTCGATTACTTCTCCGAAGCATTTAACCAAGCCTACGAAAACGCAATGAGTTATGCAGTTAACTGATGATCAATTATCCCAGGTACGCAGCATGTCAGCCGCTTTACTACCACCGTCGGAGATAGCCATCCTGTTGGATATCCCCGCCGATGAGCGCGACTACTTTTGCGATATCTGCAAGAATCATTGTAAAACGCCAATCTATAACGCCTATCATCAAGGCAGACTGCAAACAAAATACGAGCTACGACAAACCGTTATCAAACTGGCAAAATCCGGTAGTCCGGCAGCCGAACCGCTCGCTGACAAATATATGCGTGAACAGATAGTCAACGAATAATTTATGCCTAAAAAAGATACTACATACGAACGTATCGAGCGGGCCTTATACAAGGATCGTGAAGAGATCGAACAAATGCTCTCTCCCCGGGAACAGGAAATCAGAGAGCGCATGATGCTTTGTGTAGCCAAGAAGATGGATAGCCCGTTGGTGGAAGATTCGGAGCTCGTAACCTTTCTCATGCACGGATGCGGTGGGAATGCTACTCCTGTATCTCAATCGCAAGCCTATCGGGATATCGGTATGATTAACCGATTGGTGGGTAATATACAACTTGCTGCAAAGAATTGGTACCGGTACATGATCGTCGAAGGTGCTAAGAAAGGCTATCAGCTTGCGATTGACAGCGGAGACGCCAAGGGTGCCGCCGCCAACCTGGATAAGATCGGAAAGTACACCATGGCGGACAAGGAAGACAACCGGCTCGATTTTGAAAGAATGATTCCGCCATCGTTTGAACCCTCGGATGATATCACCCTGCTGGAAGGAATCGAACCTATCACCGACCTGGAAGAACGCCGCAAGGAACTGCGGGAACTCGCCCGCAGCATGGCAAAGGGTAAAGCGGTCGATGCTGAGATTATCAACGAAGAGGAGGACGAATAATGCCCGCTCAAACGACCCCGTTATCAGCTCACGATCTCCGGATGAAACAATCCGATGTCGTGAAGAAGTTCTTCAACAAGATGCAACGCCAGGCAATGGCCATCGGTGCACATGATGAATATATCATCGCTTCGCGCGGCACCGGAAAGTCCGAAGGTATCGACGCCCGGTTTATTCTCCGGAATGTGTGGGAGATGCCCGGCTCCCTGGGCGGTCTGATATCGCCCAGCTATGCCAAAGCCTGGGGTAACACCCTTCCGGCAATATGCAAGGCCCTGGCAGAGTGGGGTTACTACCAAAACATTCATTATGTAGTCGGACATAAAGCACCCTCATGGATGAACTTTGCAGACCCGGTACGCCCCGTTATGGGCGAAGGATGGAGTAATGCCTTCCACTTCTGGAATGGCGCCGTCATGGTAATCCTATCGTTTAATCAAGCCATGTCCGCCAACTCGATGTCACTCGATTGGGTGATAGGTCCTGAAGCAAAGTTTCTCTCCTACGAAAAAATAAAAGGCGAGGTAAACCCCGCTAACCGTGGTAACCAGCAGTATTTCGGTCACTGCCCACACCATCACAGTGTATGTTATTCAAGCGATATGCCGACTGCCTCCCTGGGCAAATGGATCTTGGACAAGGTGGATGAGATGTCACCGTCTCACATCAATCTCATTCGCGGCCTGTACAAAGAACTGCAAGCATACAAGCGCAAACCGATGACCGATCACACTTTGCGGATGATCAAAGAACTGTCCCGGGATCTCGACCTTGCACGTAAGTTTCAGCCGGTAGTCATTCCACAACCGGGGAAAAAGCGTGAATACACCGTGTTCTACGGAGAATACGACGTCTTCGACAATCTTGAGGTGCTTGGCGAGGATTATATCTGGCAGATGCACCGGGATTCACCTCCACTTATCTGGCGTACCGCTTTCTTGAACGAACGACTGTTCCGGGTCCCGAACGGATTCTACTCCGCCCTGGATGATAACATACACTTCTATATACCGAATGATAGCGGACGGCTCCGGGATCTCGGTAGTAACTGGGGCAAACTCACGAATTGCGGTTGTCTCGGAGATGGTGACCTCGACTTCGGCAAGGAACTGCACATTGCGTTCGACTCCAACGCCTCGATATCTACCGCTGTTGTCGCCCAAAAAGACGGCAATACGATGCGTGTACTGAAGTCTTTTTATGTCAAGACACCAAGTAAACTGCAGGATCTTGTCAAGCAAGTAGCCGATTACTACCGTCCGAAGTTAAATCACGAAATAGTAGTCTACTATGACCATACTTTCACCTGGGAAACCGGCACCAGCGGCGAAAGCTATGCCGATGTGATCGAACGTATATTTAAAGAAAACAATTATAACGTAACTATGGAATTTATCGGCCAAGCGGCAAAACATGACTGGAAACACCTGAACATTGACCGTACATTGAAAGGAGATCCGGAATTTCTTTGGATCCAAATCAACCTGCATCAAAACGAGTTTCTCAAAATTGCCATGGAGCAAACCGGCATCCGCCAGGGAAAGAACGGATTCGAGAAGGATAAACTACCTGAAGGAACAGAAGACACACCGGACAATCCGGATCAGTACAAAACACACGTCACCGATGCTTTTGATACTCTTTGGCTTGGAATGAACTTCTTCTTCCGAGAACCCAATAGCGGATCCGGTGGAGTCTACTTCTTAAAAAATAAATAAAACCACCGCCCCTCCGTGGTTGAAGGAACGGAAAAACAAAAACAAAATACCGCTTTGGGTCCCATTCCGTTTGCGAGTGTGCGAGCAAACGGAATGGGTGCGCCCGCACCCCATCCGTCAAATCATCCCTTCATCGCAAAAGCTATAATATCCGTCATTCGTTATAATTACATGATCCATCATCCGAATGTTGAATATCCCTGCCGCCTTTTTTAACTGTTCCGTCAGCCTCTTGTCCTCGTTACTCGGTCTGCTGTTGCCGCTCGGATGATTGTGTACCGCTGCAAACTGCGAAGCTCCCGTATTTATCAACACTTGCATAATCAGCCGTACATCTGCCGAAGTCTGGTCTATACCGCCTACTGAAACCTGTACTTTCTTGATTATTCGGGATGCATTATTAATAGCCACTACCCAAAACTCCTCATTCCGTAAATCACCAATTAAGGGCTGCATCAAATCATATACATCCTTGCTCATTCGTATAAGCCTGCGTTCAACCTGTTGAGACTGCTGTCTCTTGTACATCTCCACCGCTGCCACGGCTACTTTCTTACGTCCAGGCGTCAAGGATGCAAACAGCTTGTCGATGTCTATCTCCCCGTTGCTGCGTTCAACGTCTGAAACAATCTGCCTGTTATTGCTAATCTCGTAAATCAGTTCACTGTCACTCATGTAACGACAATCATTATCGAATAAAGTATTCATAACAAAAGAATTATATTAGTTATAAGAAAGAATTGTTCTACCTAAAAAATAGCCTCCCAACACTTTTGCACCTAACTTTTCCAAAGCACAAGCAAAACGAGCGTAAGAATGACCTTGCGTCAGTATATCATCAAAAAGGAGTACTCTTTTACCATTGAAAAAGCCTTTATCAAACTTAATAACTTCAACGTCCTGTACCGTCTTACTGCTTTTCGTCTCATGGATCGCCAAGCGTCCGCCCTCGATAGTGATTGCCCCGTATGCGTTCTTGCAGCCTGTTAGCCGTGTCACTTCCTCGGCAAATACCTTGTATCTGATTTCGTTTTTCTCTGCAGAACTTGCAGGAACACATACGAACGTTACATTTTCGCAATCTGCGCCAAACTGTGACCGTAACTTCTTTGCTATCAGTTCCGCCACTGATACACTACGCTTTCCGTCTTTAAAGTCCCATATCATCTTTCTGATAGCCCATTCACGTTTGTTCGCTTCGTACTTTGTAGGTAAATAATCAAAAAAGTTGAACATGAATTTAGACCACTGTTGTTTCCATGCCTCGGGAATGTTTCTTTTTGCTGCCATAACTTTAGATTTTAGTTTATTCTTGAACTTTGAGCCGTCGGGTGTGAGCCTTTTTTGAATTTTCTCCGTTTCCCGGAACGACTTTTTTTTATTCCGTCGCTTGTCGCGCGCGGTATGTTTCGCCTTTTGATACCGCAATAATTGAGGTGCCGGGATGAATGACAGCAAGATTTTCGGGAAAACGGAACGCTTGAATACTACCTGTAAGGTGGAGATTTTTTGCCCGAAACAGCGTTTAATCTTGCTTTTCAGACCGGTGACCTACATTTGCGGGGCAAAAGGCGAGATATACCGTGCACAATAGGAAAGGATTCAGGGAATTCCGGAAAAGAAATGGAGATTATAGAAGCGTCTACGCTTACCGCTCTACCTCTCTTTCATGCCAAAGGTGTGAATGTGAGGGGGAAACCCCGAAAAATGTACCGGCACAAACTTTCGTCACAGCTTGCGATTACGACAAAAGTTTGTGCCGGTGCATTTTTCGGGCGATTTTTTTTTGTTTCTCATGGTATTCCCATGAAAAAAAATCTAAGTAATTGTACCATAGCAAAAATGGAGTTCAAAAGGGGAAAAATTTCCCCTTTTTCTGTCGGAAGACCCCGCATCGCCCTGAAATCAATTTTCAGGCTGAAACATAATTTTTCCTCTTATATGCTACCCTACCCCCCTCAGAACGCCCCTTGCGTGGGGTACCTCCCTGATGCCTTCAGGCTACGCTCCTGTCCTTTATAGGCACGTTCTCAGGCGATACCTTTGCATAAAAAAGAAGCTATGAACCCATTAACCCAAACAATCTTAACTTTCGTATTAGGCGGTGGTCTTATGTCATTCCTGACAGCTATCATCACCATGAAGTACACCAAGAAGCAAGCTGAAGCCAATGCAATGAAAGCTATGCAAGATGTGTATCAAGAACTCATTACCGACTTACGTGTAGACATTACCGATATGCGTGCAGAACGTAAGGAATTACGTTCTGAGGTAGACAAAGTCAAGTCTGAAGTAGACAACAACCGCAAACTCTACAATGAACTTAAACCCTATAAATGTACAGACCTATCATGTATACACCGAAAATCATAAAGCCTTATGCACAACCTTTTATTTTGGCAATACTTATTGCCCTACTGCTGTGTAACTGCCGCTCTGCTTCTCAGCATACTTCTATGCGTGTATCTGAACAAGCAGATAGCGTTAGTGTCAGACTATCAGGCAAAGCTCATGGCAACATCACCAGCCAAGCCCAGACGCAAACCGATCTCACCGGTAATAAATGGAAAATCACCTGGCATTTCGACACGTCGCAACCAGCGGATCCAACTACCGGTCTACCCCCGACATCTAAACTGGAAGTCGAGGGGAGCGAGATCCGGAAGCAAATTGAGAGCCAGGAAAATGTTTCGTCCGAAACTTCTAACTCTGTATCTTATCAGAAAACAGATACAGGATCCTCGAACGAATACACCCAGCAGGACAGCCAAAAGCAAACAGAGTCCGGAGCAGGCATTGAAAGAAGTATAGCCATCGGCATCATCTTATTATCCATCATTATAGGCATCATACTATATGTTAGATCGCATTCATCAAAGTAAGATCACTGAGATCATGGAGAAACGCAAGGACGGAAGACCGGTCGAATTCTCTCTGCAATATTGTAAGCGTAGTACCGGTGAGCTGGTCACTTACGAACGGGCTGTACTGACTTCTTTTCACAGCGAAGGCAGTACTATCAATGTATTACCTACAGGCGAAAGCAGCCCTCGCAAGATCCGCCGTTGCCTGATTACCCGGATTAATAACCTCAAAGTGTATTTTTAATGGAAAAGATAGAATTGAATAAGCCAGGATACGGCACTTATGCAGTGTTGAAAGGTGGCAAAGAAATCATCAAGTTCAGTGACAACAGCGACATTGTCACTGATAAGGAGTCTAACGCCATTCCGGTTGTACCTAAAGGCAAAAGTCAGCCCATCGAATTTGTGCCCCGTGGCCGGAATAATAACATGATGTACGACATCATGAAAAAGATCGGTCATAACGTCACGGTAGGCAGTAATATCGAGTTCAAGAACAAAGTTATCTACGGTGATGGTGTGATGGTATATCGAAAATACAGGGACCCAAGTACAGGGAAAATCGTCAAAGAAGAAGTTCTGCCGGAAGAATATCCCGAAATCTTTGAATTCATTGAAAATAACAACTACTCACTGATCCGGCATGAGATAGCCAATGACCTGGCTATTTTCTACGATTCATACGTCGAATATCTATTCGACAGTAATAACCCGCCTAAACTTGTACAGGTCAAATCTAAAGAAGCGACATGCTCCCGGATCAGCAAGATTGATGAGAAAACCGGAAAAAGTGAATGGCACGGCTATTCTGCCGAATGGCATAAAGGTTCACCCGATGACGTTATTGCAACCCCGTTATTGGACCGGCAAAGCTCGCTGCGGGACATGAAAATCCGCATGGGTAAACTGCCTAATAAAGATGGGAAGAACGAAATAGTCAAGGAACGGAACTTTATCCATAACATTCGTATCAATACTCCCGGACGGTTTTACTACAGTCGCCCCTATTGGTGGTCTGTCTTCGCTTCCGGATGGTATGACTTCAGCTCTGCCATACCGGTCTATAAAAAGGCCCTGATAAAAAATCAAATGACCTTGCGGTATGTTATCTACATTAAAGATACATTTTGGGACAAGCTCTATAAAGCCAAAGGGCTCACTACCGACGAAGAGAAAGCCCAATGCCGCGAAGACTTCCTGAAGGAAATGAACGATTTCCTGGCAGGTGAAGAAAATGCCGGTAAAGCCTTTGTAGCCGAATTCCGGTACGACAAAATCAAAGGGTTTGAGGACAAAGATATCATCATCTCCGCACTGACCAACCAACAGATCGGTGGTGAATATATCGAAGACAGCGAAGAAGTAAGCAATACCATCTGTTACGCCATGGGCGTACACCCTTCGATTATCGGAGCTTCGCCAGGCAAGGGTAAAAGTATCAACGGAACAGAGGCCCGGGAACTGTTTACTATCGAACAGGCACTCATGAAAATGTATCAGGACGCCACTCTTGAACCTCTTTATTTTGCCAAGGCAATCAATGAGTGGCCGAAAGATATCTACTTTTCAATCACTAATTGTCAGTTGACAACACTGGATCAGGGCACCGGTGCAGTTAAGAATACAGGTTTAACGCCAGAAACAGAAGAGAAATGAGTACCATCATCCCCGACATTGAAACCTTAAAGACGGTTGTCAAAATCAATGCAGCGATACCTTACGAGTCCGTATCGCCTTATATTAACGATGCGCTTGATATTTATATCGAGCCGCAAGTCGGCAATGTGATCGTTGATATCGCCAATACCGGCGAGGACACAACGCTCAAAGACAAGATCCTGCGTTGCCTCGGTCCGCTCACCCTTGCACTCGCCACCGATGAACTTGGCATCAGCTTCGGAGACAGCGGAATAACAGTTCAGAACGAACAGGGCAAACGTTCGCCTGCCAATGAAGCAAAAATTGCTGCAGCGAAAGTAAGTCTATTCTACCGAGGCATGCAGGCTCTTGATCGTCTGCTTGACTACCTGGAGCGCAACAAACTGAAATATCCGGATTATGCGGATCATATAAGCATCACTAACCAGGTGCCGTGTTTCATCCGGTCAGCTCAGGATTATCAGGATATCGGGTTAGTGAATATCGACTACTCTACCCTAACCTACCGTACCATGCTGCCTACTATCCGTCAGCTTCAGGAACGCCATGTCCGGGAAATACTGACGGATGATTTATATGACCGGTTACTGAGCATGGCAGATCTCGACGCAAAGTTCAAGATCCTGCAGGAATATGTAATCCGGTACCTGGCAAACAAATCGGCAGAACTGTACACTTCGCAGACTTCACGCCAGGAACGAACCGGAACAAACGCTCCGGAATATCAACCGGTCCTCCGGCCAGTCTATCAAGACAGTACGGAAACAGGCAATTTCTTTGCCCAACAAGCCGATTATTATTCCGGTAAGATAAACAGTTTTCTGAATGCCAATACCGAAGAGCTGGGCGTCAGCAAACCATCTACGGCCATAAACTTTAACTCTAAAGAAAAGAAACTATTCACCTCAATATCATAGTTATGCATCAAGTACAGATTTACGACGACATTTATCAGTTACCTGAAAGATGGGACGAACTGAGCAATAAAGATATGGCATACCTGGTCAAACTGACGCAAAACGATGTCTCTATTGAGCAAGTTAAAATCTACATGCTGCTGTATTGCCTAAAGGCACATGTCAGCCGACACCGTAAGATCTATGGTGATCAGGTGCGTATCTCCGTCGGTAAAGAAAGCGAGAACGTGAGCTTTCGTGTTCGCCGAAAGAAATACCTGCTCATTCCGGAAGAAGTTTGCAGCTTGGCCCATCTATTCCATTTCTTGGTTGAACGGGAAAACCAGAGATATGGTATTGCCCCACAATACTATATCAAGCCGGATCGCTTTGTTAACCCCTATCCTACTCTACGTACCCGGATGCAAAAATTCATCGGTCCCGATGATGGACTGTATGACATCACTTTCGAACAGTTTATATATATGCAGACCTATCGGGATGCCATGCGGCAAGATCCGCAAAAGATCAATCATTTGTTAGCCTGCCTCTGGCATCGTGGAAAGATATTCGACATCAATCGCCTGGATAAAGACGCCGCATTGCTTCGCCATTTGCCGGATACACAGAAAATAGTCATATATTGGTTTATCACTGGTTGCCTGATTAATTTAGGAGATCAGTTCCCGCATGTCTTCTCCGGTAAAGAAGGTAGTATCAGGAACAATGTTTTCGACTCTCAGCTGCGTCTACTCGATACCCTCGCCAACTCCGACATGACAAAGAAAGACGCCGTCCGGAAAGGTAACCTGATGGATGCCCTTTACAGCATGGATGAATCAGTCCGAAAGCATGACGAGCTGGAAGAAAGATTGCAAAGCAAATGCGGACGTTAATAATAGTAAATTTACTACGAATTAATACATTTACATTTGCATCATAATATTAATATCACTACTTTTACAGCGTTAAATCAATACACGACGTTCTATGAAAGTAGTGAAAGTTTCAGAAATCATCCGGGCTTTGAAAAAAGACGGTTGGTATCAGGCAAGCCACGATGGAACAAGTCACCGGCAATTCAAGCATCCTACTAAAACAGGAAAGGTGACAATCAATGGCAAGCTATCAGATACACGATCAGGATGGTTGCTGCGGAGCATTGAAGAGCAATCGGGGTTAAAGTTCTAACGAGCACCCCGGGAGCTCGCTCTCGTAGAACAAGAGTTTTGATTTAATATAAGCGGTCCTTGTGACCGCTTTACTTTAGAAGTTTAACAATAAGATATATAGTTATGGAACAAGTTATCATGAAAACAAGCCATACGGAAACAGGTTATTGTTGCGCGTGTGATCTTTTGCCTGGATGGACAGTATCCGGTAGCAAGGATTTTAAAAAATTCAAAGCATACGTTCAAGAAAGCATTGATTTCTATCTGGATTGTGCAAAAAAAGACGGGGATGAATATCCTGCCGTGTTTGATGGCAAATACGAGATAGTCTACCTGTTCGATACTTGTGCGCTATTGAATTATTATCAAGGCATCCTGCCTTTCTCCGGTCTACAGGCCATTACCGGTATAAACCAAAAGCAACTGGCTCATTATGCAGCGGGACGCAGTAAGCCCCGCCCGCAACAAGTGAAAAAAATAGAGGATGGACTACATGCCTTTGCAAACGAATTACAAACGGTCTCTGTATTGATTTAACACCCCTACTCAGACCGAGGGAAAGAGGCTTCCACGAGTTGGAAGCCTTTTCATTTCTATTATACCAGCCACCCGATTATCAAATCGTAATATTGATGTAACATGAAGAATTTAGATTTACTTCCTCTCACTGCAGAGGTTAAAAAGCGGCTTGAAGAGTTCGCAAAGCAGTATCGCCGTTATGGGCACATCGTTATTGAAATCGTCTCCTACTCAGAAGGACGCCTGATTGTTCGTGCCGAACAAAAGGATCTGGTAAATGACAAGTTTCTCTCTAAAAAGGAACTAACCGAACGCGTACGTGAGATGTTTAAGGGAGAAATCCCCGAAGACTGGAAGCTGACTGTATCCGCTGTAAACTTTGACCGTAAGGATATCGACAACATTTCCGTTGAATGGATCAAAGGGCGTATGGACAAACTTGGCTTAAAAGCCAAGCATTTGAGCAACTATACCGGCATTGACAAATGCACCGTGTCTTCTGTTCTCTCCGGAGATAAGGATTTAACCAAATGGCACAAGGTCGCTATGTATTATTTCTTTAAATATTATGAGGTAGCAAACTTCTGATTATAATATCTATCAAATAAAAGCGGGACATAAAAATAATTCCGCTTTTATTTTGTAATATAACCATTTATCCCTACTTTAGCTCCTGCCAAGTATAAACCAAAGTTTCAATTCCTTATGTCGTGTAACCCGTAACCAATCGGGTTCCGGGTGGTTCCGGTTGGCGCACGACATAAGGAATTGATTTTTAAATATGGAATTGAAAAAAGAATTCGTCGATATAGCCTATAAGATTCTGACACGAAGAGAAAATAATGCTTTCACTGACATGGACTTATATGTTATATCTTCTATCCAACGTCTTATCAAATTACATGAAGGCTTCGAAACCCTAATAGAGAAACAGAATTATGAAGCAGCTATTCCATTATTGAGATTAATGTTAGATACCTGTATGAGACTCATTGCAGTAGGGCTATCCTCTGCTCCTCAAGAAGTTATTAATGCTTTTTTCAGCGATAAGAACATTAGTAAAATAAAAAGTATAGAAGGTAAGCCATTAAGCGATGGCTATCTAAAAGACAAATTAGAAACTATTCAACCCGGAGTCAAAGCGATGTATAATGAGTTATCATCTTATATTCATTTAAGTGGCACGCATTTTACATCGCTAATCACCAAAGAAAAAAAGTTGTGTATTGGAGGTAATAATCTATTTGAGAATAAGATGTTGGTAACAGCTATCGACCTTAAACATCAAGAAATACTTCAGTTGGCAAATAAGTTGTTGGTTGCATATTTACTATAGGTAAATAAGCCCAAAAAACAACATCGCTAACTTTATACGGGTAAGTATCATCTACAAAAGCACATGCTTTATTGTCCCAATAAGCCAATGATATTATTAGTCCTCCATCGCTTGCTTTGCTGGCAACTAAAATGGATACCCAATCCTCTTTAGGCTTATCGTTCATATCATGCCATTCTATTATTGATTCTCCTACTAACATTATTTTGAGTCTTGTTTCATTTATATTAAGCATCCTACTGCCAACCCCAACACGAAACATACTGCAATAATCAGTGTTCTATAAAACATTGAAATACGAAAACTATAATATTCATATCTCAATTCTTGCAGTTGCCTTTTTACTGAATTAAAATCATTTTCTTGAATCATATCCTATTTGTTTCCCGCTAAAGTACAAAAAAATCCTCATGTTATTGTATGTGTCAAATATTATTTCGACATTGCAGCGATTTTACTAATACAAAAAACGAACATGAAGAAAATCACTATTACAATGGCGTTGTTATTCGCCGTAACTATCTTTGTATCTGCACAAAACAAAGAGTTGGACAAATGGGCTAAGAAAGAAAATGCCCAAAGTAGTCAAAACGTAACAGAGAGTAGAAGAAGACCGAATGTAGTCAGAGAAGCCGGCTTCTATCTTGAAAAGTCGGCAAAGTATCAGTATGCGGCGATTGGTTGTGCTGGTGTAGGGACTACCCTCACAATTATCAGCGCTCTTATCGGAACAAAGGATGCTAGCGGATATACAGAAGACAAAATTAAAAAAGACCGCAACCTCCGCAATGGGTTATATATTGCATCTGGCGCATGCATCATTACTGGTATTTGCCTTGAATTTGCTTCTATCAACTACAAGATGAAAGCCGGGCGAAGTTTACGTTTATTCTCTAATGGTACCGGTGGCGGATTGGCATATACATTTTAATTAGGATAAGAAAGCGAAGCAAGAAACTCCGCTTTCTTATTGTATATTCAACTACTTATTATTACTTTAGCTCTTGCCAAATAAATAATAAAAACATGAGTCCCTTACTATAGCGTAATCGGTAGAATCCGGTTCAGGTATGATTAGCCTGTTGGCGCGCTATAGTGAGGGATTCTCCCTATAAAGAACATGGACAGTTTTGACGATAATTTCAAAAACACTATTTTATTAGACCTCTACAAGTCACCACTGAAGAAACGTATTCAGTACGATATCTTTGACCTTCTAAATATACGGCTATATCCTTCGCAGCTTAAATCTTATCGAAAACAATTAGTTGCCGAAGGGCTTATAAAAGAAGAAAATCCTGATGAAGAAGATTCTCCCATCGAAATAACACCCGAAGGTTATAGAGCTATCCAGTTGTTTGGTACATACCAAGAATATCTCAAGGAAAGCAAGAAAATGGCTTTATCTGAACGAGAAGTTCTATATCTGAAAGAAAGGAATATTCGTCTGAGGAACTTAAATATTATTGTTGGAACCATTTGTTTTATAGTAGGAAGCATATCAGGCATCCTGCTGTCAGACCCGATAAAAAGCATACTAAAGCAATGGTTGGGAGGTGACCAATAGACTCCTGTAGGATTTCAAAATCCTCAGCTATTCTTTTGTATTTAGCTTCAAGCTGATATAATCTATGTTCGTCTATCATATACTGTATTATTTTTATGCAAAAATACAGATTTCACCTTGCCATTCCAAAAGAAACTGCCACATCTATTTGACCCATATGTGAATATTTGGCAAAAACATTGCAAATATTATTATTGCCATAATAATATTTGCTATATTTGCAATGTCTACCATTTGAATCAGGCGAGAAGGCTCGCCATATTTACTGCGGGCATTTTTTATGCCCATAGTATAACATATAGTTCCGTCCCGTGTGGTGTCGTTAATGCGCCCACAGCCTGATTCAGGTGGTAGACAACGGGGAGCGGAACTTTTTTGTTCTCTCCCTGTATTTAGCTAACATTTTGTTTCATTTTAATTGTCTACCAAAATGAAAAATCAACTCCCCGGCACTGAATCTTTCGTGCCCTCGTTCCGCTCCACGCAGAACGTAAACACGCTCCAAGAGCGTTATTTCCGCAGCCTAACCGACTGCGAAGTGAAAACTGACACTGACCGCTGGTATGTTGCGGTTATCTTCTCTATTTGCGCCGGATTTGTCTTTCCGCCGTGCTTCCTGGTTACCGCCTATTGCCTTTACAAAGTACGCCAAAACAAGAAAGGGGGTGAACATGGCAAATAACATAACCCTCACTCCGGAAGTCGTTGAATGTGTCAACGGACTGCAAACCGGTGGCGCAGAATTATGGAACACCACCATACGCAAAGCGCTTTACTGTGTCGTTAACGGTGAATGCTACGGCAACGCTGAAGAACGTCTCAAACTTGCACAAGAATTATTATGTATGCAAGACATGATTTCAACCTTTATCCCGGAAGGAGGTGCAGTATGAATCGCAAAGAAGCTCTCCGACTTATTAGCACCCTACTGGATCCAACGACCCCCATGGATGAAAAACAACTCGCAGCGGCCAGATTATCCGAATTAATTCGTATCTTGCTGCCTGAAGAAAAGGAGGAAACATGATGATAACGATATTAGCTTTATCCGGGATCGTCACCATCGGTATCGGTGTGATCAAAACCACCAAATCATTTTTTTGGAAAATGGTTTGGAGTATAGTCGTTGTTATCCTGTTCTTGATCATGGTAATGCCGGACTAATAATCCGCTAAATATTTGTCCTTTATAGCCCGCCTCGTGCGGGCTATTTTTGTGTCCATAACCTAAAACCCTTGTGTTGTTATGGACATCTACAATCACTTTTCATACGGCGAACAGCTCGCCATCAGGCTGAAGCCTATCAGCCACACACCCCAAAAGCCCCGTTTCTTTGAAGCCTTCGGACTGGAAGACCTGTATAACCTGGATGATAAGTTATCCAGTGTAACCGGTATGATCCTGATTGCCGTCAATGGGTACGAGTCTGACTCCCGGGATAACGGAGGCGACGGCTTAAACGATGCCCTGCAGTATAGTTTCATCGTTGCTAAGAATACGATATCCGACCGACCTCAAACCATCACTTCTGCTTTTGAAGAATGCCGCCCTGTATGCAAACAAATCCGGAACGCATTATTTCAGGATCCTCAACTCTCTTATGCCATCGACCGCAATACGCAAATCAATGGTATCGGCCCGATAGGTGATAACTTTTACGGCTGTATGCTCACCTTCACCCTACGTGAAGCTGAAGACTTTTTTATTGACGCAACCTTCTGGAATGCATAGCTATGGGATACTACAAAAACACCCGAGACGCCCGTAGTGCAGCACGAAGATACAATGCAGCCAAGCGCAAGCAAAACAGCCTCTCTGGGACCGGATCATCAAGCCTTATTCGCCTTGAAACCATCTCCGAAACCGAACGCTATTCAATGGCTCAAGACGCTGATCGTGTGGTAGAATACAATAATGCTATTAGCGCCTGGCAAAACTCCGTAGCCGCACAGCTTCGCGCTACCATTGCCTCCCGAAGTATGCGCATAGCCCGGGAACTTCACCCTAAAGCCTACACCGATAAATATGGCATCATTAACCAACTTGGCTTTTCATTTCCACGCCATGGCATCTACATCCATAAAGGAGCCGGACGCAGCCAGGGAGGAACTATCGGCTCCAACTGGACCAAGCTAAAAACGATCAATGGAATTGAAGTGAGTACCGGAATCGTAAAGCACACAAACCCCAATTCTCTGAATGCCAGCCAGGGCACCGGTAACCGCAACGCATTTGAATGGTTTGATCCGGTTATCCGGAACCGTCTCCCGGAACTCGCCGACATTGTAACAAGGTATTTCGACACCATGCTGATCGACGCTACCAGAATATTCATAGATAAATAACCTACCTTATGGCAAATAACGACCTAAACCGCAGCATTAAAATTTATATCGACGGTACCCCTGCAGCACAAGGAGCTGCAACTGTTGAAGCGGCTATCCAAAAGCTGGAAGAAAAGCTCGCCAATCTCAATAAAAGCGAAGCTAACTACGAGAGTAAAAGTAAGAAGCTAAAGAAAGAGCTAGAAGCTAAGAATCGAACCCTGCAGAACTACAAAGCCAAAGTACAGGAAACCGAAGCGGTATTAAACAACCTCTCCGGATCATCTTACACGAAACTCATTGCCGTACAAGCGCAGGTACGTAAGAACTTGCGCGAAGCCACACCAGGAACCACGCAATACACTGCCGCCCTGGAACAAAACCGTCGTGTAACCGAAGCCGTGACACGTGCCCAACAAGCTATGCGTGTAGAAGTCGGATGCCAGGGCACAACCTTTGGCAAAGCTATCGGCATCTTTAATAAATATGCCGCCGTTGTAACGGCAGGTATCGCCGCCATTACCGGTGTAACCCTCAAGCTAAACCAACTCCGGGAAAAACGCAACCAACGTGAAGAAGCCAAAGCCGACGTAAAGGCCTTGACCGGACTGGATGATAATAGCGTCAACTGGCTGGAACGGGAAGCGAAAAGATTATCTACCGCTATGGACGAAAGCGGCATCCGGATCCGGCAGTCTGCAACCGAGATACTGGACGCTTATAAATTGGTAGGTTCTGCCAAACCGGAGTTGTTAGAAGACAAAGAAGCACTGGCAGAAGTTACGAAACAAACTCTTATCCTGGCATCCGCTTCCGGAATGACCTTGAAAGATGCCGTCGATGCTGTAACCTTATCACTCAACCAATACGGAGACGGTGCAGACCAAGCGGGAAGATATGCTAATGTGATGGCCGCCGGTTCCAAGTTCGGTGCCGCCGGTGTTGAATCCGTTACTGAAGCTGTCACAAAGTCCGGTGTTGCAGCTTCTTCCGCCAATATTCCCATAGAGCAATTAGTCGGTACCATTGAAACTTTGGCCGAGAAAGGTATCAAAGATGAAATTGCCGGTACCGGGCTGAAGAAGTTCTTCTTAACCCTGCAAACCGGAGCTGACGAAACCAATCCCAAAATAGTAGGACTGGAAACTGCACTCAACAACCTGCAACAAAAGCAGCTCTCTGCCGCGCAGATAAAAAAACAGTTCGGCGAGGAAGGTTATAACGTCGCCAGCGTTCTGATCAACGAAGCCGAGAAAGTGAAATACTACACCGAAGCCGTCACCGGTACGACTGTTGCCGTTGACCAGGCAGCCATTAAATCAGCGACGGCAGCCGCCAAACTTGACCAAGCTAAAAATAAGATGAACGAAATGGGTATTGCCTTGATGGAGAAGTTGAACCCGGCGATTGTCCAGTCTATCAACGGTGTTGTGAGCTGGGGAAGCAAGTTTATCAAGCTGGTTGACTTTATCACCCGGAATATGGGAACGATTTCGGTCTTGACTACTCTCATCGTTACATACTACACCGCTAATAAGTTAGCGGCATTCTATGAAAACAAACTCCGGGAAGCAAAACTGGCAAGCTTGGCAACGGATCAGTTGACGATTATCCGACAAAAAGCTCTTTTGGCCGGAACGTTGGCTTTATCATTGGCAAAGTATGCTCTGACCGGTAATATTAAAAGAGCTATTGTTGCTTTCAAAGCCTTGAACACTGCCATGAAAGGCAACCTGTTCGGATTAATAGCCTCTTTGGTTGTCGGTGCCGGTATGGCTATCTACAAGTTTGCTACCCGTACGAATGACGCTAAGGAGGCGGTTAAATCATTTTTGGAACAAAGTGAGGAAGAGCGTCGCCATCTGAGAGTATTAATTGATACTACCAAGTCAGCAGCCGATAAAACCCAACGTCGCAAAGAACTCATCGAGGAAATCAACACTAAATACGGGCAGTATCTCCCTAATCTGTTGAACGAATACAGTACTCTAAAAGATATCGAACAGGCATACCGGGATATCAATAAAGCCATGGGTCAAAACTTTGCTCAAAAAGCCCTTCAGGAAAAGATTGACTCTATACAAAGCGAGACTCTCGAAGATCGGATCAAGCAGATGAATGACATACGCGAGATACTGGCAAAGGAGTTACCAGAGTCACAACTAAATCCTTTGTTACAGGGACTCACCACTACAGTCGATAAATATATAGAAAGCGGTCATTCAGTAAAAGAAACTACTGCCTCTATTATGGAGGTTTTAAGAACCAAAAACTTTAAAGGTCGCTATTTGCCAGTAAATGACCTCGAAGATGAAATAGAAGATTATGTAGAAAAAATAGAAGAGATGGTCAAACGGGTTAACAATACAAAGAAAGAGATGAACCCGTTTATCGGTACCCCCCAGAAAAAGAAACAAGATCCCGTTAATGTCTTACCAGAAGTCGTAATAACCCCTACCGCCAAACCGAAAACAGATCCGGATGAAAAGAAAGCAGAAAAAGCCCGCAAAGCCGCTTTGGAAAAAGAAAAGATACTCTATGATAAACAACAGGCAGATATCAAGAAAATATATGCGGAAGGACACAGCGAAGAACTGAAAACCGAAAAACAGTATGAAACCCAAATGCTGGATCTGAAAAAAGAACATTTCAAACGAGTTATCAATATCGCCGGCAAGGGAACTTCGGAAGCAGCCGATGCTGAAAAGCAGCTCGGAGATATACAGATTCAGGAGCGAAAGAAAGCCGTTGAGCTTGCCATCGAGGAAGAAAAGCAACTCTATGAAAAGCAACAACGTGATCTGAAGGAAGTGTTCATCAACCAAAGTGATGAAAATCTGAACACTCAGGAAAGTTATGAAGATGCCAAAGATCAACTGGCTATCATGCACCTGCAACGTTCTCTTGAGATTGCCGGGCTGGATGCTGACGCCAGGAAGACTATCGAAGAGCAGCTCTTTGATTTCAAGATGAAGTGTGTCCAGGAAGAACTGAAGGAACGAAAGAAAGCAGCCGACAAAGAGGCTAAGATGGCCGAAGACCTTGCAAAAAAACAGACTGCCAGCGGTAAGAAACAACATACCGCCATGATGCAGTATGCCAATGGCTTCGGTGAAGCAATGGGCAACGTTATCGCCGGACAGGAAAACGCCCTGGCAAACTTCGGTGACTCTATGGTCGATATCGTCTTTGATGTACTAACCACCATGATCGATGCAGAACTGATACGATTAACCGGTATCGGTATCACCACCATCGCAGAAGCCCAAGCCCGTGAAATAGGTAGCAAAGGTTTCTTAGGTATCGCAACCGGTGCGGCCCTGGCTGCTGTTATCGGCGGAACGATTGCTGCAGCTCGTGCCGGATTGAAAGCCCTGATCGGTGGAAAGAAAAGTTCCAGCTCCGCTTCTGATACCGAAAACAAGACTCCAACCGCCAACGTGACCGTTAGACAGTGGGCATCCGGTAACTATGACGTTATCGGTGAAGACGACGGGAAAACCTATCGGGATGTGCCTTATATCGGTCCGGCTCCTACCGGTATTGTACACCAAACGGCTCTGATATCAGAACGTGGAGACGAACTTATTATTAATGCGGAAGATCTTGCACGCCTGCAACGGCACGTCAATTATCCGTTGGTGATTGATGCGATACAGGATGCCCGCAGCGGGCGGGTTCCGCAACGTGCAGCCGGAAATTACAGTACATTAAATGATATTATCAATGATGAAAAACTAAATAACCTTGCGGATTCCGGACCTAATCCTATTTTTGGGCTATTTGTCCCTCAATTAGCTGACGCAATCGTCAGTTTATCTAAAGTTGTCCAAGAGATGAAAAAGCCTCAAAGAAATTATGTTGTTCTTCGCGATCTCCATGACGCCGAAGCTCTCGACCAAAAATCAAAGCAAGCATTCACCAAACAAAAGAAATAAGCCATGTCTGTCAAACTCAGCACACAATCAGGAACATTCGACCTACCTTCTGATTTCAATATTGAAATCGAAGACACCTCTCCTGTATTCAACGACCAGGGATCGCAATCCATCGCCGCCACAATACCGACATCAAAAAATAACCTTCGCCTGGTTAACCACATCAACCGACTGGACGCTGATCAGGCACCGGTTGAAGATGCACGGATCACCGTGTCCGATGGCATCTACCACCGGATTGGAAAAATGAACATTACCCAAGCCTCACACAGTACCGGCATTGTCTCTAATATCGGATTCGATGAATCGGAAATATACAACATCTGGAACTCTGTAACTCTTAAATCTTTTGAAGGGTTACCAAAGTATAGCCCCGATAACGGAGTAGAAGGAGTTATCACCTACCTGGATGATATTATGAATGATCGGAAGACTGATACCCCGCTACACGTCTTCCAGATTTGCGTTGCTATTCCAGAGAACAAGGAAAATGACACAGATGTCTATTATCCGGAGTATCTTAATTCTATAATTAAGGACGGTGATAAATACAAACTGAACGGAGCGGCACGCAACGAAACCTATCTGTTAGACGGTAAAGCTTTCGCCACTTCGGTACCCATCGGCTACGGGATCACCCCCTTTTTAAAAGTCTCCTGGCTGCTTGATTACATCTTCACTTATTTCGGATATCGTGTGACGGAGAACCCTTTCTCCACACATCCGCAACTCTCTCGTCTGGTTGTACTTAACAATGCTGCAGACTGTTGTGTCAAAGGGTTTATCGACTATTCGGACCTCATGCCGGATTGCACGATAAACGAACTCCTGCAGGCACTTTACTGCCGCTTTGGAATGGTCTATTTCGTCGATGGAAAGACAAAGACTGTACGGCTCAGGTTCATCAAGGACATTATCACTTCTCCGGCTTCACAAGACTGGTCTAAACTAAAGGCTGCCGAACCTATCATGAATTACAATACCCCCAAACAATTGAAATTGTCTGCAGCAACTTCGATCAGTGGCCCATATCCGCTGTTAGTCGCTTCTCCTGCAGCCGACTCCCTTGATAAATTCCTCAAACCATACAGGCATATTGTCGGAGACCGGAAGGACGGATATCTGAGCTATACCAACAGGGATGGTACTTATTGCGTGCGTAACCTTCGCACACAGAAGCTTGAAGTAGTATCATTAGACTTCTTTCCCTGGGATAAGGAGTCTAACATAGACTACGAAGATATCTCATCCGTAGACGAATGCCTACCTATTAAGTGGGAGGATCCGGATAACAACTATGAATGCCCTGCCTATCTATTCAACAAGATCCACCGGTATACCAATATCTCAAGCTCTGATGTAAACCTCTCGGAGAAGTCAGAAAACACATATCCACTCTGTTTTTGCTTCTCCCTGCCAACAGCACGCCCCTGTGGTAGTCCCCGATGTTATGGACCCAACGGCCAGGTTGTTGACAAGAACGGACACACCTATGATATCTCGATGACATTCGTCGGAGAAAACGGATTATTCAACCGCTTCTGGAAAGGCTACGATGCGATTCTGAGACATGCTAACCACACTATTGAAGCCAAATTACACCTGGAACACAAGCAGCTCTTGAATGCTGATTTCAGTACCCCTGTCGCTTTTGATGGGCAACGGCTTTTAGTCGATACACAGAGGTACCAGCTACCGCTGCATTTCAGTTTGCCGGCTACCGTAAATTTACGGACTATCAAATTACTCAAGCCTTATGATCTTGATAAGGAACAAGGCATTCATACTATAGCACAGCTTTATAAATGGGTCCTCTTTAATAACCGGGAATCAGTATATAATTCTGTTTGCGGCGAGCAGATACGGCAATGGCAGACTGCAGTCAAACCACCAGCAACCTGGATCGGTGTCAACCGAAAGAATGAAGTCAGCGACGAAACCTCCGATGTTGAGATACCTTTCACCGTACCGACCAAAGACGATTACGATAATACACGAACCCATTTCATCAAGCAGGTAAACTACAGTTTCGACCTATATTATAAAATCAGAGTGGTCAAAAACTACACCAGCCAGGGGATCCCCATCTATGAAGAAAAGGAGTACGGAGGCGTACATTTTGAATTCAAATACAATCTATGGATCAAGGCAGACCATATTTAAGTTGTCCTTTTAGTCTCCGCCTTCAGTTCTCATCTTTGCACCATGATTAACAGCAAAAACATAACAGCCATGCAGGTCAGTAATACGGATGTGTTACTGACTGCTTATCGCCGGTATTCGGGAAACAATATCGCCATGACCGACGACCTGTTCGCGTTCATCACAACACCGACCCCGGAACGTGATGTGTTCCTGATTACTTATTGTAGCTGTACGGTATCCGTATCCGGAAATATTGTCTTATCAACCTATACCCCGTTATGAGTCTAACCGCTAATATATACCCTGCAACCATGGCACTGACCGGGAACCCTATCAAGTTGTCTGTCAATACCACCTCTTTGGCCACTTATGTTATCAAGGAAGGAAATAATATTGTTTATACCGGCAGCGGTGAGGGGGATTTCTCCATCTTCATACAAGATATACTTGCCGCCATTGTGCAACCGGCTACTTTATATAATGAATCTGTTGACGTGCTGATCAGTGCCACCGGTAGCGCTAAAGATATCACCATCACAGTCACTAATACTGAAGGTGGAGAAGTGACGCTGACATTAAAAGCTCTGATCGGCGGAGTCAGTAAACGGACACTTCGCCGGCTGAATGATGAAAACAGTAATATCTTCACCTGGAAGCTGCTCAACTCAGAAGGAAACTTTTTCCAGACTACCCGCGGAACCGGACGCCTTTTCACCATCCGAGAAACGGAACTGTTGCCAATCCCCTTTATCTACCCTGATGCAGAACTGAAAGTTGTAGCTGCAGGGATTGCCACTCCCCTACCCGGTACAACCGGAGATCCTGTCGCACTCAACTTGTACCGCCTCCGGAAGAATCTGTTTGAAACGAGTCATGTCCTGGCATCCGTCTTTGATATTTATTCCGGAGAGACAAAAGCCTGTACGATTGTGATCACTCCGGGAACTGTCTCGCGGGAACGTTATCTGCTTCAATTCCTGAACTCCTACGGAGCCTACGAACGTATCGAGGTCACCGGTATCGGTTCCATCGAGCACAAGGCAGCGGACGAAGAAACATACTTCGTATATGATGAATTGGTGGATGATTATGTAGAAGCCCGTGAACGCCAATCCGGTACCGACACATTAAAAGTAGACTCCGGATATCGATCACCGGAAGAACTCGTATATCTTATAGATATGCTATCGTCAGATGATATCAAGATCCTGGGACTGGATGGCCGCAATATCAAGGTTATCGCTACGGCTGATAACCTGGCATCCGCCGCACGTGCCACCACTCCGGAAAGCATCAAGTTAACATTGCGTTTTGCAGAGTCAGAACACCATCATACCGGATCACTCCTGGATGATGATTTCGGATCCCCGCGCATACATACCGAACAATTCACACCCGAATTTAACTGATATGACACAGCAACAGGAAGTAATTGACCAGCTAATTGACTATATAGACAAAGCGATACTGAAGAACAGTGTCTCCAACCGTCATGTAGCGGCAGTGCTCGCATTTTTGAATGAAGGGTTGAAGGATAAGAGTATAGATATTGAGGAGCTGCGAAAGTTCTTTTTATCCAAAGACCGTCCTGATCAGACGGATCACCTGATGAAATGGCTCGGTGGTGCGGAAGTTGGTAAAACAAAAGATTCCCTCATTGCAGGAACAGGTATTCTTCTTAAAGACGGTCGTGTGCAGGCTGATACTCTCGAAGCCCGCTTCTCCCTTATTGTGCAGGAAGTTATCTTCAACCGGCTTTCAGCTATGGAGAGTGATTATTCATTTTCCGAGTCAGGGACTATTGAGAGTGTCGAACTCCTGGAGGATGGGACCTATCGTTTACCACTGCGTAAACGTTGGGAAAATGATTTCACAGCATTGGCCGAGAATGATGTTGTTTACGGCATGGCAAACAATCTAGCCTCCGGAGGTGGTGATTACTACACTTCATGGCTCCGTGTGCTGAATGTGAATACAGTATCCAATACCATCATTGCGGTCATGTACCCGGATGATGAAGTGCCGGGCGGCAAGAACTATCCGCCTGAACCGCTAATGATACTTTCCCACCGTGGCAATCCGGTGAATGAAGATCGTCAGGCGTACTGGTATCTTTCTACTCGCGAGAAGTGTATCTGCATGCTTGACGGTGTAACGAAACCTATATTGGAAGAAAACAACTATGCTATTATCATTGGCAAGCTGAAGCAATTATCTCTGTTTGATAATTTGCCGATTAACTACCGTCATAGCTATATCTACTGTCGTGGTATTGCTATTCAGGACTTGTTGCGCATAGATTATCAGGGTACGCCTATTCGTTCAGAGAATAATCGCGGTAAATGGTCGGCTGACGAAGCAGTTTCAAGCCCTTATCAGTCTACTGATACAGTTTATGATACAGTTTATCATATTGGCTGTAAATGGATGTGCCTAGTTACTGGAACTATCCAAAAGCCCAAATGGAATGCAACTGATTGGGGACAAATTGAAGGTAATTCAGAACTGACCCTTGAGTTCTCTTCCAGCAATGGTTATAACTTCTTTGCCGGTAAAGTCAATGCGGAATTTACCCCTATTCTGTATTGGGGCTACAATGACATCTCATTAGATGTCTCGCCTGGTGATTGGTCATGGACCCGTGACAGCGGTCAGGTGACGGAAGATAACGCCTGGTCGGTCGCTCATGCCAATAACGGGCGGGTATTACACCTGACGAATGAAGACATGCCAAGCAACTGGGGAGCTACGAGAAAAGTGAAATTTACCTGTACGGCATATCTCCGCGACGGTGCCGGAAGTATTGATATTCAAAATTATATAAATGTATGAAAGGAATTAAAACCTCGGTTCAACCGCAGCCGATCAGAACCAGTTATACGCCTCTAAAGGCGAGCTTTGGAATTGTTATTGATGGTGGAGGTAGTAAGACGCAGTTTTATTACACGAATGCCAATACGTACATTCCGAATCGTACTATTACTCCGATGAAGCTGAAGTCATTCCTCAATATTGTTGATCCGGATAAGATTATCAGTAACGGGGATAAGAGTAGTCAGCTGACTGTCACCTGGTATGAAAATAGTGAGAGTAACCAGATAACCTCGGAGAATAGTAATTATATTCTGAATGCCGACGGTACATTGCTTGTGAAGAAGAATGTAATCCCGACGGCACCGGTGCAGATTCTTTGTCGGGCTACTTTCATTGATACCAGGAATAACAATACTCTCGTGTATAATGATACATTCACTCTGAACTCAATCCAGAAGAGTGATGACCAGCTTTCACTAAGTATCAATCAGCCTGCCAAGATAACCTATAACCCCCTAAAGGATAACCAGTACATAGATATCACTGCCGCATTGAAAATGGGCAGCGAGACGGTTGCGGATGCCAACGTCGCATATTGGTGGTATAAGGTTGAGAACGGAGAAGAGACTTTAATCAACTCGTCTGACTTGAATATCGAGTATGTATCTGGTCAGGGAAGCAAGACTTTGCGCATAGATGCCGACAATACATATCTGAGCATCATCCGTTGTCGTGCCGCCTACTATACCGGAACCAAGCCTTCTGCACCTACGGATGATACCCTGATGGCTGAGACGGCCATAGTCTATAAGATTCCTCCGATTAAGGCTTTTGTCTACACTCCGAATGGCAATATTATCCGTAAGGGAATGACCGGCATGACTTTTTACGTGAAGATACTGACGAACAAAGAGGAACTGACTGAAGAACAAATCAACAGGTTCTTTTTTGTGAAGTGGTTCAAAAAATCATCCGCTGCGGGTGCTACGGCTACGGAAATCGGACACGGCAGTTCTATATCGGTTACAGCCGACAGTCTGCGCCTGACCGGTGGTTTGCAAATGTCGGTTTATCCGGAAGTCTATGAGATAGGACCTTATACGGTGCTTACTAACAAGAGTGGTGATCCGATCCGTACAGGTGCGAATGAAGTAATAATAGCCAGAGGTTAACAATTTAATTTATATGTTATGAGAGAAATGAAGTATTTGAAAGTTTCCGCCGATATCGCCCGTCGTGCCGGTGTGATTGATGTCCGCCATCGGACTGCTGATGGTGATTTTATCGTTAATGAGAGTGACCTTCGTATGGTGAGGTTTGAACCTGAGGAATATGTGAGGGGCATTGCCGGGCAGGTTCTTTCCGAACAGGAAGCTGCCAGGCTAATTGAAGCAGGTGGAAATCAAATTGGAGAGAAGGTCTTAAATGAAGAAAGTAATGAATCACCTGCCGAGGATTCTTTGCCGGTTCAGGACAATACTGAGGAACCTGTGGCAGAAGACAACCCAATTAACGGAGAGGAGGTACAGTATGAGTGAAGTTGCGGGTTCCTTTTGTATTGGGATGATAATAGACGGTGACAGTGCTCAGGGAAATATCCGTTCCACGAAGCCGCTTGTACAGATGTACCAGAAGGATACGGGTAAATGTGTACCGGACTGGAGTGTGGCGGCTAACCAGCCCGTCATCTATCCGGTCATGCGCTCAGGCAATGAGAATGTAATCAAACCTATCGTCTCCGGAACGGAAAAGTGGCATTATAACAATACGCCTATAACGTTCAACGCTTCCGGATTGGCTACCGCCCCGGCTGCGGTAGCCGGTAAGATGCAGACCACTACTTACAATAATGGTGCTGTGAATGTACCGGCTCTGAAGATCGTAGGAAATCTTGCCAGTGCTTCCAACATGGACGCTGACACTATTCGTATGGACGGAGAGATTGAAGCCTCCGGGCATAATCTTGCATATACTTCTGAGATACCGCTTGCTATCTCAGAGTTTAGTAACTCTGCCTATTACGGTTTCTTGTATCCTTCCGATGGTGGTATTATCGATGGTGATACTGCTACCGTTAAAGTGACTCAAGAGCTTTACAAGGGTGGTTCTCTGGTACCCCAAAGCAACTACTCACTGAAATGGTATAAAATGCCGTCAACTACAGCATGGTCAACAGCTAACAGCGTTTCATTGGTAGCGGATGATGTCGATTCCAAATTAAGCGTGAGGGCTGAGTTTATCATCGGTGGTGAGGTGGTTGCTACTGCTATCTGTGAGGTTAGCGATGAAACTGATCCGTTATTCCTGGCAATAAATTACAGTGGTCCCACAATGCTTACCAGTAGCGGTACTACCAGTGAGGTTACAGCGACGTATAAGGTCAAGAAAACGGGAACAGGTGAAGAAGTGAGCGGGTTTACCTTTACAACTGCTTTCACAAAGACTAACGGTGCCGCCTTTACTCCGGCCAATGCACCTACTTCCGTCGGCTGTAAAATCACCTATACTGACGTTAAGAGTGCAGGAGGTAACATTACCGGCTATATACAAGGAACTAAATCTTGAGTAGTTATGGCTAAGAAACAGATAGTAGCATCAGCTTTTAACGTTACAGCGGCTCCTGAAGATGGTGCAAAAGGGTCTCGGGGCCAGCTGCCTTATCCGGCAGGCGAATACGACCTACATACTTCTTATATATGTACGGATATGGTCGCTCCGTATGTACTATATAACGGTATCTATTATGTGATGAATCAGATTACCACCTGGGTAGGTCAAGGTGTTCCATCGAACATAAATAATCCTCAAAAGGACTATGCAGTGAACGGACAAAAAGCCACTTGGATACCCTTTGAAAGTTACAAGGCTATCTATGTAGAGATATTGATGGCTAACTTCGCAAAATTGGCGAGTGCTGTCTTTTCAGGAGATTATATATTCTCACAACAAGGTGTTGATGCTGACGGTAATTCGACATCGAATTATGAAAAATTTAATACGGGAACTTTTACTCCTAATCTGCTTCTGGATTTTGCCACGGGCTTATTCAAAGGGAGTAAAGTAGAGTTGACGGGACAGATTTCTACCGCTTCTGAAGGTAAGCGAATTGTTATTGATCCAACTACTAATAGTATTGCGATGTATGATTTCCTTGGAAATCTTGTTGGAAAGATTAGCTTTTCTACTGTAGAAGACTATACTTCTGCTGTAATTGAACTATATGATATGGCTCCAACAGGTGTTATAGGTAGTAAGACGACAATTATGCCGGGTAGTATATCGTTGGAATCTTTATATTTCGGTGATAAATATTCGGTTCATATATCTCCTTACATCGGCATTCAATTTCGAAAAAATGATGTTATAACTAAAACATATGGTAATAGTTAATTGATATACGAGAATTTATAATTACAAAACGAGATCAAAAAATAAATGTTGAATTTGGGCGTTTTTCGCTATAGTTTAAACGCCCGTCAAAACTGAATAGGTATGAAACTGAATGAAGCAACAAAGGTGAATACTATCAATAATGAGTATATCACCTTACTGGATGCCTCCGGTAATCCTTTACTGATTAATAAATCAGATTTATCTAAGACTATAAAAAGTCTGATGTTTCCTTCTTGGCAAGTTACATTAGCTCCAGACGAAGAATATGATTTAAAAGTATCCCATTATGGATTATATATAGTACGGTCAGGAGATTTAGGTTCAACAGGTTTATTCGTCATTGGTGCAAGACCTGGAGCCGCAATACTCGGATATGATGATTATATTTTTTCTACCGACTTTAATTCTACAGGTAAAATAGTTCTGAGTAAGAAGATACTTAATGGAACTATATTTCTTAAAAATACAAGTGGAAACAATACGAATGTATTCGTAATACAAATTACAAACTATGTATAGGGGCATTATGCCCCTATAACTATATTAGTTCCGCCTCGAATCCGTTCAAGAACTCTGAATTATCGGCAGTCTCCATTTTTATAGCAATGCCAATTGTATTCATTGAAAGGATATTGAGAACCGGAGTATATTGCGTTTGCTCTGCATATATCTTGCATTTGCCTTCTGCACCCGTTTTTCCTATAATTTTAATAGTATAATCACCGGATAACACCTTAACCTTTACGGTCGGATTGCCAGTACTGCCTCCTGCACGCCCCATTGATATGAAATAGAGATTAGGTATTCCCGACGTAGTAGCTGATACAGATAACAGAATAGATCCAGTTATGGCTAAAGCCGTAGTTTCACATAACAGAACGCTTTTCATTACATTTTTAGAGCCTATTAATCCGGCAGGCATTAAACCTTTATTGATAATATTAGCCTCGCTCATCACGCTACGAACGGCTTCTGCAAGATTGTTCTTGCTGATCCGTAATGGTAGCCCATTACTATCTGTCAGTAGCACATATTCACTATTAATACTATTCACAATAGTGCTATCATTCAATTTTCCCATACCTATTCAGTTTAGAGGGGCGTTTGATTCGTTGTTTGTCCAAGATGGATTAGTTTGCTATCTTCACAGGCAAAAATGATTTACGCATACATCCGGATCTCGACTGATAAACAGATTAAAGAAAATCAGAAATTTGAGATTGAGAAATTTGCCAAAGAGAAAGGCCTAACAATAGACTCATGGGTATCAGAGCAAGTTACTGGAACCAAGGCAGCAAAAGATCGGCGTCTTGGTCCCTTGCTAAAGAAAATGAGAAAAGGAGATACTTTGGTTATCTCTGAAATTAGTCGGTTAGGTAGAAACTTGATGAATATTATGTCGATGCTCAATCTCTGTATGACAAAGGAAACCTTTGTGCTAACAGTTAAAGAGAAATATGAGCTTGGCAATAACATCAATAGCCAGGTACTTGCGTTTGCTTTCGGACTGTCAGCTCAAATCGAACGCGATCTTATTTCCCAGCGTACTAAAGAGGGACTGGCCAGACGTAAGGCTGCAGGACAGAAGCTCGGCAGACAAAAAGGCGAGAAGATAACACATTATAAGTTGGATAAGAAAGCGGAGCTTATTAGCCGGATGCTTGCTGAAGGAAGTTCAAAAGCCGCTGTTTGTCGAAAACTTAAATGTCATTTGGTAACACTGAACAATTACCTGAAAAGAAACAACCTAACCTAATGTCCTTTACGCTATCTCTTCCGAACCTTACTTTTGCAAAAACTTACAATAAAAACATGAAAGTAATCGACTCTATCATCATCCACTGCAGCGCAACATATGCCGGGCAGGATTTCCGTGCAAAAGACATTGATCGGATGCATAAGCAACAAGGTTGGAAAGGAATAGGCTATAACTATGTCATCACTCTCAACGGTATTGTAGAAGTCGGCAGATCTCTGTCAGTAGATGGAGCACATTGTCCAGGCTACAATAATCATTCGATAGGTATCTGTTACATCGGTGGATTGGATGCTACAGGAAAAGCCACCGACACGCGTACCCCCGCACAAAAGGAGGCCATTCGCAACCTTGTGGCCGATCTATGCACAAAGTATAGTATTGTAGAAATCTTGGGGCATCGTGATACATCTCCGGATCTGAACGATAACGGTATTGTAGAACCGTCAGAATGGGTCAAGATGTGCCCCTGCTTTGAAGTACGTGATGAATTCGAGAACTTTATGCGCCCTGTTATTATCAAACCCTAAACCTTGATTTGTGCGGATGCATTGGATTTTGTGCGGTTTCGTACAAAATTCGTGCATCCGCATTTGTTTAGAATACAACGTGTTATCTTTGTTTCGTACGAAAGTA